TTGATGTGTTTGCTGATGGCAATCCTGATGATCAAACCAAATGGACCAGTGTGAGTTATCTGCCAGGGTTCTTTGGATCAACACCTGCCAATCCTGCTTCTACAGGAGTAGGCACCTACATTGATGGCAACCCCAACGCCTATGGCATGTGGTTTACTCCCCCAGACATTGGCGTCACTGTGTTGTGTGTTTTTGTCAACGGCGACCGCAGCCAAGGATTTTACATTGGCGTTGTGCCAGATCAAAGCGTGGGACATATGGTGCCGGCAATCGGTGCTAGCTCAAAATTTGTCACAGAAAACCAAAATCAAGCAACTTATTTTGCCGGAGCAACGCAGTTACCTGTAGTTGAACTCAACGTCAACAATACTGCACTGGAAGAAAGTGGTAGATTCTTTGACAGTCCCAAGCCTGTGCAGGGCGTAGTAGCACAGACTATGTTTTATCAGGGCTTGATCAAAGACCCCGAACGTGGACCAATCCGATCCAGCAGTCAACGAGAAACACCCAGCGCAGTATATGGTATCTCTACTCCGGGTACAGCAGTGTATCAAGGTGGCATGAAGCCCGGGGAAATACAGCGCAAGATTGCTGCCGGAGAAATCCGACCCCAAGACGCCAAGGTTGTTGGGCGTGTGGGTGGGCACAGCATGGTCATGGACGACGGAGACATAGACGGCAACAATAGACTCATACGTTTCCGCACCACATCCGGTCACCAGATCACAATGAACGATTCGGGCAACTTCTTTTATATCACTCATGCCAATGGTCTAAGCTGGTTTGAATTGGGTGCAGAAGGTACCTTGGATGTTTACAGCACAAACTCAATCAACCTACGTACTAGAGGTGACATCAACTTGCATGCTGACAGAGATATCAACATGTATGCTGGCAGAAACTTCAAAGTAAAAGCCACAGAAAATATTGATATCCAAGCAGAAATTGATTTGACAATACAGTGCCAACAAGCAATGACATTGTATAGCAAAGACACTGTGCAAGTAAAAGCCGACGGTACACTGGCTGTAGACAGCGCAGCAGGCGGATCTTGGAACGGTGGTTCCAGCTTGGTGTTTAGCGCCGGTGGAATTGACCTCAACGGTCCAGCAGCACCCTCAGTAGAAGCACCTGATCCGATAACCAAAACAATCATGGACGATACAACATTTAGTACATCCACTGGTTGGACAGTTGACCCTAATGGCCTTGAAAGCATTGTGAGTCGTGCGCCTACACATGAGCCTTACCCTTATCATAACAAGGGTGTGGATGTTGAAATCTCATTGGAGCAAGGCAAACCACCTCCACCTCCGGGGGCAATACCTGTGCCGGCTGGCGTAGAAATAGTGAGAAGTTCATGAGCGAATTTACATTTAATCTCAATGGAATTTTAGTCAGCGACGGTGGCTTGCCAAAAATACCCGCTGGCTTGTCTAACCTCGGGGGTTCGCTGTATTCTGGTACTGCGGATCAAGACTTAACATACACAGGCAATGATGCAATAGTTTGGGACCGCATAAATCAAGAACGACTCAAACGTGGATTGCCCAGCTTGGCCGATATTGGCTACCCGCGACCAGCAGATGATGCTGTGGCACCTGCTGCATCTTCTGCCACAGTAGAAACATTCAAAATAAAAGGTCCTCCGGGCATGACACTGGAGCAGGCACAAGCTATTTTCAAACAGCAAGCCGGAACAGGCGCACTGGTTGGGTTCAACATTGGAGACACACTGAGTGCAGCCACACAAGCAGCCGATGGATTGGAAGCCGCAGCACCTCAACTGTCACAAGGCTTTGCTGAAGCTGCTAAATTGTTACCTCCGGGAACCAACACTGCTGCCATAACCGCGGCACTGGGACCTAACGGATCTGCTGCTGCCGGTCAAATCGGTTCAGCATTGCAAGGTGCTGGGCCGGCTGTGGCTTCTGCACTTGCAATTGGCGCAACCAACTTCAATCAATTTGCTGGAGGCATAACTTCTCAGATTCCTGGAGTAGTAAATTCCTTTCAACGCGGATTGCCAGGCGCTGTATCAACTGCTCAAGCAAACCTGCCCGGCGAGATTGCAAAATTTCAAGCCAATTTGCCAGCGGGAATTGCAGGAATTACCAATGCATTAAATGGCATTCCTACCAATGGCATCAACATTGCTGATTTGACCAAACAAATTCCTGGACTGGGAAGTATCGGTAATCTTAGTTCAACAGATGTTACAGGGACATTGGCTCAAGCTAGTAAATTGATAGGGCAAGCATCCACAGAAATCAGCAACGAACTGGGCGCTGGAAAATTTGGGTTTGACGCTTCACAATTGGAAAAAGCTGGATTGATAAAACCAGGAACTGCGGCTGCATTTTTGCAAGAAGGCACAAATGAACTTATCAACGTATTAAAAAGTCCCACAGTGTGGACTGGCAAAGACGGAGTCAAAGGGCTTGGGGACTTGCTGGGCAACGACAACTTGCAAAACAAGGTACAACAGGGTTTGATGAGTTCTGGACTTGGCGATCTAAAACAGTTAGGAATACCAACAGACAAACTATCGCCGCAGGCACTGAGCGGGCTTGCAACCAATGCAGCCAAAAGTGTACAGGATACACTGAAATGGGCTACTAACAAGCCAGGCCTGCCTGCAGACGTTAAGAGCAAATTTGACAGCATGGCAACCAATGGAGCATTTGCGGTAACACTTACCCAGGAAAAAACTGAAGAGCCGGTGCTCAAAGAAAGGGTTGTGGAGCCTAGCGAAAACACAGTGAATTCTGCCACAGCAGATGCTGCCGCCGCACGAGTTGTAGGCAATGAAAAAGTACCCACAGTGGTCACAGGCACTGCAACTGGTGAATACACTGCAATCAGCGGATTTGCACAGTTTGTTCGAGAACTTACCGCCGCATTTGATGCATTGCAACAACGAATCAATGCAATCAATTCACAGTATCAGGCTATTACCCAAGATCAGTGGAACACAATCAACAACGAAGCAATAGCACTGAGAGCCACAGTGCGAGCAAGAATCGAAGCACTAAATGCCGCAGCGTTAGCAGAACAAAATACCATTCCTAGCTCTGGACAAAACTTTGCACAAAGAACTGCATTGGGAACGTTTCACGATATTATAGACAGGTATCTTCCGGCCATGGGAGAATCAAGTGACAAAGTTAGACAACTGATTAAAGACCTGGCCAACAAGATTTACACACAAGCCATCCGTGTTCAGACCCTCGGAACTTAACTATAAATATAGCTATGCCCACATTCATCGGTTTTAATACCCAACAACAATACAAGAAATTCACATTGCTGGATTTTGAATTGATCAAGCGCGACTTGTTGAATGCATTTAACATTCGTCAAGGACAATTGCCCGGCCGCCCAGGCTACGGCACTGCACTGTGGGACTACATGTTTGAAAACCAAATCGAAACAGTACAACAAGGTATTATCAATGAAGTGCAGCGTGTGGCAGGTGGAGATCCTAGAATTTACATCAGCGATATCAATGTGTTTCCCCAACAAAATGGCATACTAATTGAATTGCAATTGCAGGTTGTAGCAACCGGCGCCAACGAATTATTAAGCGTTTTCTTCAATCAACAACAGCGCAACGCCACCTACGTATAACTACGCGGTTTTTGTTAGCCATAAATAATACAAAGGTTATCAGGCAATGGCAAAAACCACACGACAAACAGCAATATTCGGCGTTGAAGACTGGAAACAAATATACCAGACTTACAGAGAAGCTGACTTTCAAAGTTACGATTTTGAAACACTGAGAAAAAGTTTCACTGATTATCTGCGATTGTACTATCCAGAAACATTCAATGACTTCATTGAATCATCAGAATATATTGCGCTGTTGGACGTTATTGCGTTTATGGGCCAGGCCATGGCCTTCCGTACTGACCTGAATACCCGTGAAAACTACATGGATACTGCCGAGCGCCGTGATTCAGTAGTTAAATTAGGAAACCTTGTAAGCTACACAGCCAAGCGCAACACCGCAGCACAGGGCCTGCTCAAAGTATTCAATGTACAAACAACTGAAAACGTAGTTGACTACAATGGTGTGAACCTTTCAAACGTCACAATCAACTGGGCTGACCCTACCAATCCGGACTGGTTGGAACAGTGGAATACCATTCTCAATGCCTGCTTTGTTGACACACAAAAAATTGGCCGTCCGGGCAATCGTCAAACCATATTAAACATTCCCACCAGTGAGTATGCTATCAATTTGGTTCCAGGCTTTTTGCCAGTGATTCCTTACACTGCCACAGTGGATGGCATCAACATGCCATTTGAAGCCATGACTGCAACCACAGTGGGCAGAGACTATATCTATGAACCCAGTCCTGTGCCCAACACCAGTTTCAACATACTGTATCGCAATGACCAACTGGGCTATCAAAGTGCTAACAATGGCTATTTCTTTTTGTTCAAACAAGGTACGCTGCAAAACCAAGATTTCAACTTGGCCGAGCGCATTGCTAACCGCACAGTAAACATCAACATCGAAGGTGTGAACAATGAAGATCGTTGGTTGTTCCAATTAGACAACGTGGGTAATATTGCTCGTGAGTGGGCCTACACTGAAAACGTTTACACTGCTGCTGCAGAACAGCTCACAACCCTGCGCCCAATCTATTCAACTACATCTAGAACCAATGACCAGATTACCATGGTGTTTGGTGATGGTGTGTTCAGTGAAATTCCAGTGGGCACATTCCGTGCCTATGTTCGCAGCTCCAACGGATTGCAGTATATTAT